CAAAATTAGGATCTTTCCAACTCATATCACTTTCTCCATTAATTGTTCAACGTTCTCACCACTATTTGGTAATTTGTCTTTAAGAAAGAAATGTACAAAGTATGCTTCTTTAATCTTATCATCAGGAATAGCAGTGAATAATGCATTGTACTTCCAGCTTAATTCTTGCTGAATCATATTTTCTTTTTTGACCCACCAATTTAAAAGTGTCTGATCAGTGCTCCATTTCCATGCACCTAAACCGTCTACAAATTTTTTAAATTCAGGTCTTTCAATAAATTGTTTACCAGATTGACGTTTACCATTTGATTGTAATGGCAAATAGTTTACTAGTTGTCTATTCATTAACATCATTCCCATATTATAAAAATGACCACCAGCATCATTCCATTTCCAATCAACATCTTTAAGATTGCTGTACTGCATTTTTGTATATCCAGCAAGTTTTTGTTTGTACCAAGGTAGAATAGGTGCAGATCTTTCTACAACTCCTGCAAACTCTGTTTCATTATCCATTTCGTCAAATATATTAGGACTTCCTGGTCTTACCCAAATATCAGCGTCAATAATACAAATTTGATCGTATTTATCCCAATAATCAAAAGCATTTTCTTTTTCATATATTGGAAGAAATCCACCGTATTTTTCATATGACTCTTTACTACGATTTGTAGCAAATACGTCTGGTTTAATCATCATTTTTGGAATTGTTTGGACTATATAGTCAACGCGATTTTGAGGTTTTTCTTTGGTATTAAGTTCATCGCAATAAGCTTTAACCGAGGCTGTACAATGATCATACAGCCTCGATTTTTTACCAGTGTAAACTTGATATATCAACCTTTTCATAACAAAAATCCTTTTATTTATCTTTTAGGAGTAGCACTTGGTTTGTTTGCTTTACCTTTTAATGCATCAGCACCAAAGAATGCTGAAACTAATACAGCAATTGATGCAAAATATGTTGGTGCAATATCAGCAATTAATCCTGCTGCCTCGGACAATCCAAATGCAGAAGTTATAAAAATACCAATTGGATATAACAACAATCCAAATAAAGCAAACCATGCCATTTTTCTAATAGCATCTCTTTGAGCGTCTGCGTCTTCCATTTCTTTCCTTTTAAATTCTAAATACATTGCCTGTTCTTCTTCAGAAACAGTACCATCACCATTAGTATCCGCCGGATGAAAACCCGCTTTCTTGATATCTTCTTCGCTCATTATAGAACTCCTTTATTTTCTTCGCTATGTTTAATGCATCATTAAATCCATCACGAAGTGAATTTGACCTGTGGCCATTTTCAATAAACCATTCTATAGTATTTATATCAGAACCAGATACTTCCATATTGTAGCCTCTAGTAATCTCTTCAAACTCAAATCTTAGTTGAATTATTCTTGTTAATCCTATAGGCATGTTAGTGTCCAAAAAGCTTTCGTTTTCTATATTCATCAATTGTATCCTCTAATAATTTAGTCCAGTTATCTCTGTGTTCTACGAACACACACGGTTTTTCATGATCAACGTCCATAATAATAACTATGTTTGGTATTGACATGCCCGTTCTTTCTTCCCACATGATTGCATATGCTGCACCTTGTGCGAAATAGTTTGTGATTCTTTCTTTCTTCTTAATGTATTTAGAAGTTTTAAAATCAATTATTGAGGGTACTCCATTATACTCTGCGATGCAGTCGCACCGTCCTGCGAGTTTGAGGTGATGACTAAATAGTGGCACCTCGAGACCATATATTTTTCCAATATTGTTATCAAGTACAGGTTTGAGATTTGCGAGACTCTGCCTGATGTGTGGCAATTCTTGTGTTGTGTCTTCATTGCTTAAATACTTCTCTACAATACTGTGGACTTTTGTTCCACGTCTCGATGCTTTTCCACTGATTATATCAGCCTGTTCGACTCCAACTCTTTCACGCCACGCTCTTATAGCATCTTCAGACAGTATACTTAGAACTGTTGTGATACTAGGATAAGACTTGCCATCAGGAGTACTGTAAGTTCTCCCACTGTCGGTAGTTGTAGCGATAAGATCTTCATAGCCGATATCAATTTTTTCATGATTAAATCTCTTTGTCATATGTGATCATTTCTTTAGGTATATAATTTATATTAATAACGAATCTGTATTTAGTATTTGAACTTGTTGTTCCGGAATGTAAATGATGAGAATCAAATTTAACTAATCTTCTTGCTTTACTATAAACTTTCGAATTATCTTTAAAATATGTATAACCATTATTATCGTTAACGTAATATACACACGTTTTTGCTTTATGTTCTGTGTCTACGTGAAAAGGAAATTCAAATATTTTATCAGTATATGTTGTACAATTAATTTTAACTTTTAACAAAATATCAATATCAAGTTTTTTTAAAATAGGTTCAATTAAAGAATAATAATTACTTTTATAAAGATCTTTATAAAAGTAAATCAAATGGAAAAGCTGATTATTTTGTAATTCATTTTCTATGTTTTTTGTTTTAACTTTATCTGCTAAAAACCAAGGGAAATGAATACCACTTAAAACTTTATCAATATGCTCATTAGTATAATCTGGAACAAAATCATCAATAATTTCATAATCTGGTTTTATCATAATTTATATATTTTTCTTACCATTATTATATTTGAATATTTCTTCAACTTGTTCTTTAGTAATGCAAAAGATTGCTTCTGGGTTTAATTCAAAATCATATGCTGCGCCAGCTTGCATTATTAATCTTTGTTCGTATTTTCTCACATATAATTCACAAACTTGCTTATTATCAAAATTTGGTTCTTGAAATATGTATACAGGTCTGTCTATTGCTACGTTACTCATTATAAAAGATATTACTATAAAAAAATCCATATCTTCCTCCTATATTTTGATGGTGTTACCTTTGCCAGAATTCTGTTTAATTCTTTGAAGATTGTCTTTCCATCCGTTATCTGTTTTTGATAGGAGACTTCCATGACCACCAATTACGCCAGGAAATTTAAGTACTTTTATGCAATTATGCTCCTTAAGATAAGCTTCTAATTCTTCAGAACTGCACTCAATATCGTATTCATCACCTTCTTCTAAAGGCTTTACAGTATACTTAGGCACCTTGATATCCTTCCCACCAATCCGGTGCTGGCCTGCCCCAATCCCATTTAGCAAATGGTTTAGCTTTGTGATAATAGTTTCTGTAAGCTTGCACTGCATTACCTTCAACTATACAGTCAGGATAAGCAGACATTGCTTGAGCAAACTCAGTAAGACCAGCTTCTGGTATATTTATAGGTGGTGCAGCGAGTACAACACCTAACTTTTCGAATGTAACGTGTTTTTTATTTCTACGAAATTCGAATTCTTTAGCAAGAGAAACAAAATGATGATAATGCCAATTGTAATTATCTTTACTTTCCATTGTCCATACAGTGCAAGGATGATGTTTGTGTACAGCTGCATAGTAAATATCATCGCGCATATCACCAAACGAATAATAAGTTTGAACAGTTTTACCTGAACGAGATCTTCGTTTTTCTGGTTTGCCATCAAGAAGTCTATGTGCAGTACATAGCATTTGCGCAGATTCGATAATCATCTTAGGCACATGCTTATCACACATCATCATGGCTGCTTTTTGTGGATCTTTATCCAATATAAAAATATTCATACTTTTCACCTTTTAAATAATATAATTGTATCATGTTTTTCGCAGTTTGTAAACAGTTATTTTTTTAATTGATTTGAAATTTATTCTCCAGCATTTTCATCAACTTGACTTTTTTTCTTATGAAATTTCTTTTTTTATCTATTTTTTCCATTCGATTAATCCTACCTCTTTTTTTAAATGTTAGTCCGTAGTGTTTTTCAAGTTGTTGTAGTACCATCTCTTTGCCTTTCAAAAAGGTTGCAGAGTTAGTCCTTAAGTAAATTTGGAAAGGCCTCCTCTACAACTGGTCTAGAAATTCCTGGAATTTTCTTTTTATTAATCATATTAATAACTAGTTTAGCATCTTCAGGGTGTACGCCTTCTAGTATTCCTATGAATATCTGTTCTCTTTTAAACTTAGGCATTTTATCGCCTTGTCCACCTTTTACAAAGTATTTAAATTGTGAATTTTGCCTTGTAAGATTAGTTGGATGATTATGTGCTGCAGATGCAACATATGGTGGTTCACCTTCAGGCAAATTCCATTCAATTGTTGTATCCATAGATCCTCTTATAATATCCTTTAAAGCCCATGACTCATTTTCTTTGAGAACACGAACTTTATCATTTTTACTTCTTTGTTTAGCCATTTCTTCTAAAACTTCAAAAACATATTGTTTCATTAAATAAACTCCTGTACACTTTCAATCAAATTATTACAACGCTTGGCCACTAAGTAATTAAGTACTTTACTTGTCTTAGAACCAGGATCTTGTTCATTATAAGTATTTATAATTTGTGTTTTAAGTTCAGATGGTGTTTCACTTAGATCAATTAATTTTTTATTACGACAATAATTTCTATACCAAGATGCTGCATAAAGTAATTCACCTTCATTTACATCTTCAATAAGTGCATCAACTTTTTTCTGTGTCATAGGTGTTTGTCTAAACCCTTCAACAAATACATTATCGTCAGATAATATGTTTGGTACACCATCACCTTTATCACCACGTATAATATGATTTTGTAGAAATAATCTTGGATTAGCTTCTATCATTTCTTTTTTCTTTAATGGTGAAAATTGTTTAACATTTGGAAATCTTTGTAATTGTAAAAAGTCACGATCAGAAGATACAATCATAATCTTTTCTGGATTAAATTCTACTTCTGATTTCATAGTAACTAATGTACCTATAATGTCATCAGCTTCACAGCCATCGATTCGAATAACTTTATACGGAAGATTTTCTAGTATCTCTTCTCTTACAAGATTTAATATTCTAAATGCTTCATTCCAATCAAATGAAGATTCTTCTCTACCTTTTTTACGACTAGCTTTGTACTGTGGAAAAGCTTTTCTACGCCAATTGTTTCCAGCATCTACAGCAAGAACCATTTCACCATATTCTTCTTTGTATCTTTTTCGATACATGCGTAAAGAATTTAATATCATATGGCGAATAAGTTGTTCATCATTAGTTTTATTAATAATAATACTAGCTAATGCTATTCCACTGTAGTCGACAATAATCATGAATATCTCCTATACACATAGACATCCCATAGTGTAGCATTTTTAATACCTCCTATAGGATCACCGAAGTACGTAAAACCTTTAGTAGGTTTTCTACCTTTCTTCTCAACTCTAAATTTTCTATTAGATGAATTACATGCTTTTGCAACAGATTTAACCATTTCATATTCTAGCATATCTCGAGGATCCTGAGGATCAAATCTGCCAATCCATGAAGATGATCTATTGTGTGGTCCGATGTGTATACCCATTATATGAACTCCCTTTTTAATTTTATAGTATTATTATACACTATTTTTAAAGGAATGTACACCTTTTTTTTCATCTTTTTTGTATTTTTTTCCATAATATATGTAATACAAAAAACCAGCAACCATTTATTATTGGCTCAACAAGAGCTACAACCCCAGCTTCCCATAGATTAGCACCTGTCATAAAATATACAACATTCATAGCAATAAAAATATGACCTGCAGTATAAATTAAAGCAAGTACCAAACTATCCATTTTTAAAAGTTGTCTTATAAATGGCTCTCTTGTTTTTTGTTTTATGGATTTCCATTCAGCATCTTGTCTGAGCTTCCATAGCATCCAATCATAATATCTTTCTGGTTCTTTATCATTCATTAACAAACCCTTTCACCATCGGAAATATTTTTGCTATTGCTTCAGCACAAGCTCTCGCAACTTCACTGCATTCTTTTTGAGTACCATTACCTGATCTTAATTCAATAAAATGAATCCAACTTCTTATTGTTCCATTCATATAAATCCTTGATGTGGTTAAACCTTCAGGTAATACTGCTCTTGCAACTTCTTTAGCTATTCCTTTTTTGATTGCAGCTTCATAGACTTGTTTGCACATCCATATGACTCGCTTTTGTTCTCTTTCCCAATCGAGTTGGAAAGCTTCGTCATCAACTTCGATACTACTTTGTCTATTCTTATCGTCTTGCATTCTCGCTTCTCTTGTAACAAATTGTAACTCCTTTACTGGATTTGCATATCTTTGACTAAACTCTTGAAAACTAAAACTACGATGTCTTAATATTTGTCTGGCTATATCTCTAGTAGTGTTGATTTCAATACAAGCACTAACCATTTCAAATGGAGACCAATGTTGATGCTTCATAAGATAATTTAAAAGTTTTTCATTTGTTGCTGTGTTCATCTGTCCTGATGGATTAGAAACTCTTGCACAAAAAGCAATTAAGTCTTGCACATCAAGTGGTCCATATTCGTTACTATCATAACTTTCAAATTCAGATGATTTGCTATACGAAATTAATTTTGCTATCATAACTTAAAATCCTTAAATCGTTGACCAGTTGGTGTTTTATCAAAGACTGGTGTGTCGTCGGTTAATGTTTGTTGATTTTCTTCTACATCGTATAATCGCATCTTACTACGATCAACACCAACTACAAATCTTTTATGAAGTGTTGGATCGTTATAACGGTTCTTTAATTGTTTGACCATAAACTGCCCTTGCTTTTCAAGTTCTTCGGTTGATATAAGAGCAAACATTAAATCCGCGGTAGCGGGTAATCCAAAAGATTCACTTGTATCTTCAAGCCCAACATCCGAGTTAGAATAACCAGAACGAGTCGTTTGCGTTGCAGAGAAGACCGGTACATCAAATTCGACTGCAAGGCCACGTAATTCTTCAGCAATTGCTTTAATGTAAGAGTATGAATTGATTGCACCGCCCATTCCTTTCATTCTAGAACTTGCACATATATTAAGATAATCAATGAATATAAGATCAGGTTCAAATTGTCTTTTAAGTTTTAGTTCATTAAGTAAAGCTCTGAAATGACCTGAATGCGCTGAACCAGTTGGATACTCTTTAATAATTAACTTACCAGTCGTCTTACGAGCAATATCTTTTACTTTTGTAGTAAACATATCTTTTGACATTTTATCAAGTTGATCAATAGGTACATTTAATAAATTAGCATCTATTCTTTCAGCAATTCTTTCTTCTGCCATTTCCATAGTGATATACAAAACATTGTGACCTTGAACTAATGATGATGCAGCAACATGACACATGAATAGAGACTTACCTACACCTGTACCAGCTAATGCTATATTCAATGTTTTACGAGGGACACCACCTTTTGTGATTGTATTAAAGTATTCTAAATCAAAAGGTAATCTATCTTCTTCAGTATGATAAAATTCAAAACGTTGATCAGCATTTTCAACATAGTCATGACCAACTTTTAAATCAAAGGCAACACCAAGAGCTTTACTTAAAAGATCAGGAAGAGCACCTTTAGTCAGTTCTTCGTGTTTACCATCAATGATTGATATTGATTCCATGATAGCATTGTATATTGCTCTATCTTGACACCATTTTTCTGTAGTATCAAGAAGCCACTTACCATCAACTTTTTCATGAGTAAAAAGTTGTGGAACTATATCCATAGCTAAAGTGTGTTGTTCATCACTAAGTTTTTCTGATTGATCAAGTTCTATTTGAAATGATTCAGAAGTTGGTAGTTTATTATATTTTGCAACAAACTTACCAGCTTCTCTGAACAATATTCTGTATATACCTTGAAAGTAATCAGGTTTTATGAATGGTAATACTTTACGCATGTACTCTTCATCAGTAAGAAGATTACGCAGTATGGTTTGTTCTAAATTAGTTGGCATAGGCAGCTTTTCTTAATCCTTCATCAATTTCTTTTTGTAATTCTTCAACTCTACTTTCTAAGTAGCTTATTGAAGTATAAATGTGACCAGTATCATGCGGTTGTAATTTACTTTTTGCAATTGCAATTTCATCCATCAATAAAACTAATCTTTCTGTCTTAGTTATCTTTTCCATCTTCTACCTCTTTTGTTATTACAGTACCTTCTTCTATACCTCTAGCCATAATCTTTTCAAGCATAAGACCGACAAAGTCTTGTAAGTCTACATCATCTACACTTAAACTTTCATCAGGTGAAGATACGATATTAAAATTAAATGACATATTTTGTGGTATTTCATTAAACTTAACAGTCCCATATTTGATTACTGTTTCAGTATATGGGCCTGTTAATATTCTCACGTTCCAAGCTTGTTCATCAGCTTGATCTGGAATAATTTCATAATCTACTTTTTCTTCCATTAATGCTCATCCAATTTACCTAAATTAACAGAGTTTAATATTGAATATTTGTTAGTCAAATATTGTTTAAAATCTGTTTCTTCAATTATTGGTTTCCAGAATTCTTCACTTAATGTATCTTTTTCTCGAACTTTTGGTTCCACCAATTCTCCAGTTGATTTATCAACTCTGCAGTACCAACCAGCGCTTGGCTTAGAAACATAATTACCAGACAAAGCAACATCAAGCAGGCCAGACCAATGCTGAACACCACCGTCCCAACTAACAGAAATAGGAATTTTAGACTTTTCTTTAACATATCTTGACTTCTCCACGTTGATTACAAAGTGATAGCCTTTTATTTCTGTACCTTGTTTGTCTTGCTGACGACCAAGGATCCAGATATTATCAGCACTGTAGTAAATACCAGTACCACCAGAAACTACAGCTTTTGGAAATAAGCCAATCTCTTGATAAGTGTGGTTAACTGCAATCAAAGGTATATTTTTCATATTTAGATATGGTGTTGTCATTCTAAATAAACCTTTTAGTGCTTTTGCTCTAGACATATCTGCCACTGATTTTTCGTTTATTGCATCTTCTAACTCTTTTTTAGAGGCAAGGTTACCGACCGAATCTATTATTACAATAACCTTATCATCTCTATCTAATCCTTCGAGTTGTGATATAATATCAAATTTTAATTCTTCTACATTCGTAATAGGTGTATGTAGAACTCTACTTGTATCTATACCATAGTTCTCAAAATATGCTTGTGGTGAACCAAACTCTGAATCATAGAATAATAATACAGCATCATCATATTTTTTTAAATATGCACTTGCCATGATTAACGCAAATGATGTTTTAAAGTGTTTTGAAGGACCAGCCAATACTGTAAGCCCAGGTGCCAAACCACCGTCCATTGATCCAGATAATGCAACGTTTATCATTGGTACATCTGTTGTCACCATATCTTTTTCAGTAAAAAATTTAGAATCAGAAAGTATTGATGTATAATCACTTTTACTGTTCTTCTTAAGTTTATCCATTATTGACATTCATTTCTCCTACAAATAATAGTATTATTATACCATAAAAGCATCTAATTGTACACTGTTTTTTTCAAAATTTAATTTATGATTTGTATTATCTTGTATTAAAAAATCAGTGTCAATCATCTGATTGTCTAATCTTCCATCAACAAATTTTTCTACATGAAGCGCCATGTCTTCGGCTGTAGTAACAGGTACGTTTTGACATATATGGTTTAAATTTTTAAGACCGCCTTGCAATACAAAATCATCAGGTAATTTCATAATAGACATACATTCTCTTATAGTTAAATATCTGTCTTCATCAGGATGAGTCAAATTATTTGGCATATGTCCAACAAAAGCTCCTATAGTTCCTTTTGGAAAATGACAAAGCTTTCTCATAATATTACCACCTTGAGATAATTTTTTGTGTATTGTTTTGCATCTTTCTGCTATTTTACTGAACCCCTGCACTTCCATCCAACGCGATACATCTTTATAGCTTCCGCCATTCCATTCAATGTAATCCATTGCATTTTGCGATCTTGTTATTTTGGTGTCAATAAATTCTTTGTGGGTGATACCTCCACACATTTCTTCTAAAACGTATTTGTAAAAAGGATTGTTTGACGGTTTTGTTTTGTTCGTAAGAACGTTCATAGGATCATCAGATTTTCTTTTTACTGCGCGAATTGTATCTTCAATTTTTTCGTGATCCCTTTTTATATATTCAAATTGAGGAATCTTTTCACCTTTCCAGAAAAAATAAAAAGTTCTATTTCTTACTTGTCCTAAACCGTGAAGGATAGACTTCGTTTTATATATTGAGAAAGTATATCCAAAACTTTTTGCAATTTCTCTGAGTTTTTTAACAACAGGTTTTCCGATGTTCGAAGCGAGTCCTGGTGCGTTTTCACCCCAGAATACTTGAGGTTTGAGTGTACCCAAGACAAGACGTGATGTGGTAAGCATCCAATCGTTAGCAGGAGCATCACTACTAGCTGAAGGACTAAGACTACTAAGACCAGCACATGGGCAAACGGTATTAATAACCTCAACATTAGGTAAATAAGGTAGCCTATTATTTTTATAAAGATGATAGGGAACTTTTCCTTTATAGTACTCCACGAGGTGACTATCATTTGCTTCGAAATCTTCATAACTTAAAATGTACTCCGGTTGACGTTTTAAAACATTTTGCATAGCAAGAGTTGCACCACCTATAAGAGGTATTATACTAGCAAATTTCATTAGTGAGCTACCGTATTCTTAATAATGTAATCTCGTACGTCTACTTTTGGTTCCCAACCTAACTCTTTCATTGCAGATATATCAGCAGTGTTATTTTGTGCTTCACATGCATCTCCATCTGTAACTTCAATGCCTTCCCATCCAGCCAATATACCGAGATCTTCAACTACGTTACCCTTTCCGGTACCTATATCATATGCAGGTTTAAGCATACTTATATCTTTGCTCATTAATAACACTATAGCTTCTACTACATCACTTACATGTACAAAGTCTCGAGTGTGTCTAGTAAGATACTTAATAGTTCCGTTTACTAATTTTCCAATTAACATAGAATCTCTTGCACCATCGCCATAGACTGTGGTAAACCTTAATCCAACCTGATTATGAAATGCAGTTTCTTCATTTACTTTTTTACTAATACCGTAAGGTGATAACCACCAGTTATGAATACAAGAAGATGATGCATAAAGTAATGGTATATTATTATGATGACATATATTCTGTATTCTTGTAGTATTTTCTACGTTATTTTTCCAATATTTTTGTGGATCTTTTAAACTTGCTCTCACATCAGCATATGCTGCAAGATGAATACAATAATTAATATCGCTTGGATCAAAGTCTTTAATACAACGAGAAGGTTCTTGTTTTAAATCCCATTCAACTATTTCGTGGCCATCTTTTTCAAGTCTTGTTTTGAGGTGACTTCCAATAAAACCTCTAGATCCTGTAATTGCTATTTTCATTTATTATCCTCCAAAAATTTATCTGATATCGCAAGCGCTGAATTAATAGCTTGATGCATGTCAATGTATACATACATACCGCACCTTCCTATAAATGTCATATTAGAACGCGTTAACTTTTTATATTTTTCATATGTTTCTCTATTCTTACCATCAACATCTTTCACCGGGTAATATCTTTGAAAATTGTTGGTTACATAATCACATGGTTCTTCATATGTTAAAGTTGTATAATAATTGTTTGTACCGTGACAAGGTAGGTTTTTCCATTCAGTGACTCTTGTGTAAGGTCCATCATGAGTAAAATTGACAGTACCAGTTGGTAAAATTTTATTCATTGGTACATCAATATGATGAAACTTTATAGAACGATATGGCAAAGATCCGTAAACATAATTAAAATAATCATCAATCGGCATTGCGTTAAAAATATGATCGAAATCTTTTTCCATATTTCTTTCAAAAGGAACAGATAAATCTACCTTTATGTTTTTATGATCTAAGATTAATTCAAATATTTTTGTATAACCATTTTTCGGTATGACTTGATATTCATCATTTGGAAAGTAATACTCGTTGTCATCATCGCGAATTGGTACTCTTTTTAAGATTGATGGATCAAGTTCCTCAATTGTTTTTCCCCACATCTTATATGTATAAGGTGCAAAAAATGTATTAACAATATTTTCTTCACCTACAATTTCTTTTGTTTCTTTATTAACCGGTAATGTAACATATCTACCATCACTGAGTTGTGCTTTAACTTTATGTTTATACGGCACCCATTCATCAAATTGTGTAACCCAATTATATACTTTTTCATTATTAGTGTGAAACAAATGAGGCCCGTATTTGTGGATTCTTATTCCTTTTTTATTTGTATAATCATAGGCATTACCACCTATGTGATTTCTTTCATCTATAACATGTATATCGTGACCGGCCTTTGCTAATTGATGCGCAACAACTGCGCCTGAAAAACCTGCACCTACTACTAATATTTTCATATGTTTAATGCTTTCTTTAGTTCGTTTTGTTGTGTGTTCTTATCCAACGGATGTTTAGTATATATCGAGCTTTTTTGTAGCTCAGCTAGATCTTTTAATTGTTGCACACTCATAGTCTCAAGGTCTGATGCTTTTACTGATGCTGCTTCTTCATTACCATATAATACCATAAGCTCTTCATAATCGCCAATCAAAATTGAACCAGCATCAGTAACTTGTAATGGTCTTGCTCTCCACCAGCCTGAACCTGAATGCACATAACCAGGCATCAAGCAACCCCATTGTTCGCCATAGACTTTACACATATCTTCTTCAGAAAGTCTTCTTTGTTTTTCTTTTCTTGAACCGAAATATTCTATATCCCAATTGTTTATGTTTTGCTTTTTTAACCATTTTGCTGTACTGCTTTGCACTAATGAAGCAAAATTAAATTTCTTTTCTTTATTTTCTGGACTTACAAAGTCTTCTTCAAATGATGGCTGTAATTGTGATTCCATAAAATTCATTTCACTTTTTTCAATGTCGCCTCTATCACCTGGTGTTCTATTTCTGTGATATGGATTTGGATTGTAACCAAACACTTTGTCTTTATCATAATCAATTATTTTACTCATATCGCCACCAGCAAAAACTGATAATAATATTGGTGCTTCTTTTTTACCTACATAATTTACTGCTTCAAGTAAAGAATCTGTGTATGGTTCTAAAAACTCTTTACTAATTTGTGGATCAGTTGCATTTTGGTTTATTGTAAATTCTTTTAAGAGTGATTCTTTGTCAACACAAGATAAAATTCCTTTGAATATTCCATCAGTTTGCCAATCATCAAATGCAAGTACAAGTTTATCTTTAGGAGTTGCTTGTATTGCCCATAATCCATTATAGAATAAAAGTTGTAATGCTTGTCTTGGTGATGCTAAAAAACAAATTACTTTATCATACATTGATAAGTCTTCACCAACTTTAACATATCTTTGTTCAACATCATGTCCCATATCTCTTAAGCATTTTAATAAAGAATAATGTGAAGGTACCACTCTTAATTGTTGTCTTAAATAAAAGTTTTCAGTAACTTGATTTTTATTCATTCCTGTGACAAGTATTTTCATATTTTAATCCAATCCCATTTTATATTAGCTTCTTCAAACATTGATTTAGTCATGCCGCATGAAAGTTTCCAATGATCAGGTACTTCATGTATAGGTGATACAACTCTTTTTACACCTACTTGTATTAATCCCTTTGCACAATCGTGGCATACTGGTAATCCATATGTGTAAACAGTAGATCCTTCCAATGATACACCATTTTGTGCTGCGTTATATATAGCATTCATTTCTGAATGCACGACGTATTTATACTTAGTTTCTCTATCATTATATCTTTCATCATCTTTAATGCCTCGAGGAAAACCATTGTAACCTTGAGCAATCACTGTTCTATTTCTTACAGCAACAGTTCCAACTTTTCGAGATGGATCTTTTGACCAACTTGAAACAAGTTGAGCCATTTCTAAAAATCTTTTATCCCATTTACTTGACAAGATGAAAGTGCCTTTCATAGACATGCAAGTTTTGAACTTGCCATATAATATCGCCAGGTTTTATTTCTTCGTATGAATCAGTTTTACAACTGTTATAATCGTGTACTAATTCTTCTAGAACATGAAGCTGCCAAGCATAGTCATTTTTGTATCCGAACACGACATCGTTTGAACGCATTTGTACGACTGCGTGTAGTTCATCATCGCGAATGTAATAAGTAACGGCATTAGTACATATAAAATCATTTTTACCATCTTCTTCGTACTCCACCCATATTGATGGTCTTTGGTATATCATAGATGCTCTACGGCTATCTTTGTTATAGAGTAACTCGTCAAGTGCCATACCATATTGACCGTAATATTTATCAGAACCAATAAGACAACCATAATTTGAATTGATTTCACCGTATTTATTAGCACTTAACTGCCAAGCTTTAGGTGGTTCACGTTCATCTGAATAGATGTCATTGATATTACAACTGTGTGATTGATACCAAAGAATTTCATGATTGATATAGTCATCATTAGGTGTACCAAATATTGATGGCTCATCTGCAAGAAAAGAAGCACCAATCACTTCAATAGTTTTTTGACCAGTTTTATCTGTTGAAAACTCTTCATTAAGAAGTTTAGATTTAAATAAATTTCTTATTTGTTTAGTTTTAATATCCAACATTTTTTTTCACTTTCGGTTTATTATACATATCTCTATCCGGATTCTGACCTTCCATCTTGCCACGCATATAAGATACTGCAAAAGAACAATAGTTAATTATATCTTTGTACGTATCTTCGAGTGATTCAAAATTTGGATCACCTTGACTTTCGAGTATTGATTGAGCACGATAGCACTTACCTTGAATGATATCATGTATGCTATCAACACCACGTCGATAATGCATTGCTTGAGTTACGTTAGAGTCTTTATTCTGATAATCATCAGATTTTCTGTTTTGTAACTCAACACATTCGTTTAGAACTTTAACTGATTCTTTCAACTTCATCTCCATATATAAAATGGTTGTTATCTAGATCTATTATACAATAGTTTAACATCGATGTAAACATTTTATTTACATTTATTCCACACTTAGAGTAATGTCTAGGCTCTGGCATGATTTCAATCTTTTTAATCTTGCATAAGCCATATTTAGTTTCAATAACATCACCAACATAAGTAATATTGTCATGTCTTACTTCACCATCAGCATCGTATTTAGCTTCGTTTTCAAATTGATTCCAATCTAACATTATTGACACTCCTCCATTTCAACTCTATAGCCTTTACTTTCAAGCTTTTTTATTTCAGCAATTGCATTTTCTTTTTTAATGTGGCCAGAAGAACAAACCATCATTTCATCAAACCATCTGTATCTTTTTCCATCAGACTTAATACTACTATCACGCACTTCCATACCAGTCTTCATATCAATTATAACATCGCTTTTAAAAGCATCAACATAATACATTATTGAACTCCCTGTTCTTTAGCTGCTGATAAAATAATTCGTGTAAATCTTTTCTCAACCGCATTT